AGGAACGCGCGGGCACGGCAGGGGGGCGTCGGGGCAACCTATGTCGAGGGCTGCCGCTCAGAGATTCGCAGCAAATGTTTCGCCCCTCGTCACCGGCGGACCCCCGGAGTCCACAGCAAGACCGTCCGGCGGAGACCGGTCACGGGGCACTTGCCGTCACTGGGAGCGACTCCGTGTGGCTCGTCAGCTCTGACGCGCAGGAACCGCAAGGGGAACACCGCGCAGGGACCACCGGAGCGCAGCAGGGGCGCACCCCACGTCAGGTAGAGCATGTACGTCGTGGTCTCCGGGGACCAGCCCATAGTCTCTGTGTGGACGTGCGGAGGGAACCCCCGGCACCCACGGCCTATATCGAATCTCATACGTGCACCTCGCAGGAACCAGCGGTGGGGTGACCCCCGGTGTCTTGGGGGTGACCCCGCTGGGGAGGCTCTGTAGGGGAGATACTGATGCAGGTCATGCACCAGCAGCTACACTGAGCAGTACCCCTACGGCCTACACTAATAGTGCCCCTTCCCTTCTGGGGTGTCACCCCCTCTGAATCAAGGGGTTACCTACGCCTTGTGAAGGAGCGGTTACCTCTGGGCTTCCTCTGGTGGAGTATCACCGACCGATGCCCTGCCTTAGCATTACTGATGAAGTCCTTCAGGCTGGCGTCACGTGCCTTCTGTTCAGCACGGTCAGCTGCCTTGTTGACATCACGGGCTATGGCTTCGGTGAAGTATCCGACTGCCTCAGCGAGCACGTCGAGCCTGTCGTCCTGCCTGAGAGAGTTCCTCTCGCGAGTCAGGTAGGCCAGCTGGTAGAACCCATTGTACAGGTGCTTCCGCTCTCCTGCGTCCTCTGGCAGGCTCTCAAGCTGATCCTCGACGATCTCCTTGTCTATCACGAGACGGTGGGAGTTCATCACTGGTTCCAGCTTGTCGGCTATGCGTGCTTCCTTCTGGCCGGTCACGCGGTACCCTTCGAGCTTGCACGGGTAGATGCGCTGGAGGACCGGGCCGAGCAGGGCGTTGAACATGCCGTCACCGAAGTTGTCCTCGGTCCAGACCTCGTTGACCTTCTCCTCACGGGCAATCGTGGCGAGTGCTTCGAGGACCGGCTCGTCGTAGCCGCCCCCGTAGAACCCTCCCCAGCGTCGGATGAAGACCCTGCCGTGTAGCATTTTCGCAACACAGAAGGAGGTCTCGTCCTTGCCTCGGCCTGAGGGGTCAACAAATAGTACGGATGCTTCATAAGGCAGCATCTTGTCAGAGACACTGAGAGGCCCGTAGAAGCGATCTCCGGCCAACCCTACGTTGGGTACGTCTAGCATTTGATCGTTGCCTGACGCGTACACCAGTCTGTCTGGTGCGACATCCGTGTCTACGTTGAAGCAGATCAGGTCGCGGAGCTTCAGTGGGTACCTATTCTCATCGCTGAGTGTGGTGTCGAGCATGAACTGAAGACGGAATCCACTGCGGCCATACTCAGCCTCACGGTCGAGTAGGTCCGATTCGTCGAATCTGTCAGGGTCCGTTGGTCGCCCCACCAGAGAACTATCGTCTGATAACCGTCGAAGTATGCCGGGAGAAACACGTTCTTCTCCGTAGAGGGAGACTTCTTCTTCATTGGGATACCTCGCGGGCCAGATACGGACGCGGTAGCCGCGCTCCTCGAAGCCCTTGTAGATGGTCTGAATTGATTGTGGGGTACCGAGGCCGACGGACTGGCCGCCCGGAACTAGGATAGCTCCGCCCATCTCTCGGGCACGCGAGTCCAGCTTCTCTCGCTTGCCTTCGGTGTCCGAGTTGTTGGGGACCTCGATGTCATCGAATACGACCGTCGTAGCGCGTCCACCTGTCATCTGTCCTGTGACGCCGACTGCGCGGACAGAGGGTGCCTGTGCCGGACTTGCAGGCCCCACGTCGAACGCGAGCACACTGTCGCGCTGTCCGTCTTTGGGTCGGGCCTTCAGCCAACTCAGCAAGGGGATCGTTTCGATGAGCTGTTTGGTAAATGTCGAGAACTCCGTGGCCTTGTACTCCGATGCGGAGACGACCATGATCTTCTCTTGGGGGTTACGCATGAGCAACCACAGCACGAACGCTGCGGTGATCCACGACTTGCCCACGCCACGGAACGCCATGACGATGCGCTTGCGGGGTCCATGCTGCAACCAGTCGGCCATCTCGTACTGGGCCGGGGTCGGGTTAGGCAGACCGAGCTGCCGCCAGAGCCACCACAAGAACATCTTGAAGTCGTCGTGCATCTTGTGATGCAGCTCTGACACTACCCACACGGGGTACTTGTCCATTATCTCTCCTCGTTCAATGTTATCGAACAGTGATCCCCAGTGTACGCTCCCACTTTCTCGCGATGCTACAGAAGATCGCGTCGTGGTTGCACTTGCGTTTCAGCACGTCGTACTGGTACTGGTGGATCATCTCGTGCAGGATGGTGCCTCGCAGTCCGTCTTCATCCTCCAGCAGTCTCTTGCTGATCTTGATGTAGGACTTGCGTTTGGTGCCGGGGTAGTGCTCGAAGTACCCGTCAGTGTGACGTGCACGGATGAACCCTATGCCCGGTCGGGTGAGCTTGTTGTTGAACGCAAGCTCGTTGAAGTGATCGTACCAATAGATCAGGGTGTCGATGTTTGGTTGGCGCACTGGGGATACCTCGCTCTCCAGTCGGCGACGAGCAGGTCCTTACGCCCCTGATCCTCGACGTATTCGTTGTAGACTCTCCATGCGATCCTCTCGGACTCGCAGCCTTGAATGTCGGCAGTCCAGTCGAGGATGTAGTGGGCCATCTCGTGTACCAGCACAGCAGCACAGAGCGTCTGGTCAGATACGTTTTCGAGACAGTTCTCGGTGATGTGAACCAGCCGGGTGCGGAAGTGGTAGAGGCCCAGAGGACGACCCAAGTCCGCGAACAGGATGCTGGGGTTCTCCAGCTTCGAGCAGTCCTTAGCCTCAGGAAGATACTCGCACGCCATGCTCATGTACTTTCCAATTCTCTCGTCAGTGGCCGGGATGTACAGGGCTTGTGCCGCTGCGGGAATCAGTGCGCAAAGCACTATGAGTATGAGTCGGTGCATAGTTCTATCCTTTGAGTTTGGTATCAGCGTATCTGAAAGTCGTCCTTGTGCCTGCTGGCAGTCTGGTCATTGGGGTTATAGTTTGACAAGCACACATCTGCTTGTCCATCTCCTCGCGTTTCACGAAGCGAGTACGGACTTCACCACAGGTGGAGCACTTGTAGTCGAACGTGATGTACATTAGCCTCTCCCGTTGGCCGCCTTGAAGGCAGCGATGGAGCGGATGTGCCCGCCCGTCGGGGTTGCCTCTTTGGTACGGGCAGCTACCGCACGCTGGTCACGAAGACGCTCTTGCTTGCGCGCGAGCTTCGTGGTCGTGCCAGCACGGCGCGATTCCCATTCACCGAGAGGATCGGCGAGTCCCTCGTAGCCCAGTGCTTTCGACAGCGGGTCGTCCCGGCTGATCGTCTGCTTGAGCTGCGAGTGCGGCATCTTCTGGTTGAGCTTAGCGATGTTGGAGAACAGTGACTTGCACATTACACACCAACCTTCGCGCTCACGTTAGCGCCTGTCATCGTGTTGCACTGGAGCCGGAGGTACGGCATTGCCAGCACAGAGAAGATTTCGGAAGCGGTCTTGGCCGTAACCAGATCGTTCCAGTTGGTCCCGTCAAAGGAACCTTCCACGTCCACACTGAACGTGCCCGTCCCGTACAAATGGAACGAGAAGTTTTCACGGTTCGAGCCGACGATGTTGATGGTCGTCTTCGCACCCGTGGTGGTCTCACCCGAGGCCACTGTTACGATTCTCATTGGAAGTCTCCTGAGATAATGTTATCGAAAGTCGGCATTTCATCAGCCAGCAGATCAGTAGGATCGCCGGGAGTGACCGCGCGGTCAATGCCGTTGTCCTTGAGGAACTTGTTGACCTGAGCGAATAGTGCCGGAGGTATCGCTTCCCCTGACGCTGATATGCGCTTGACTTCAGCGAGTAGGCTGCGAGCCTGTAGGTCATGTAGTTCATTCAGCAGGTCCTCGTTAGCTCTCTGCTTCATCCTTCTTCTCCTTCTTCGTGGCATTGTCTATGCGGACCTTGTGCCACCGGATAGCGTAAATGCCAGCGACGATGGCAACAGCCGTAGCGGCAAGTTGCAGTATGTCGTTGACAGCCGCCACCCATGTCCATGTGGCAGTAACGCCAGCCCCCGCAGCTCCGATGTCTGCGAGTATATCCTTATGCTGG